ACACAGACTTGTCGGCCTTGTCCTCCACCAGCTTGTACACGCTGTTCAGCGCCTTGGGGGTGACGGCCTTGTCGGTGTCGGTGCGCTCGTAGCTGTCCACCAGATAAGTGATGCCCTTGCTGCCGGTGCTGGCGCTGGGCAGGCTCACCGCACCCAGCGTGTCGGTATCGGTGAAGCCCAGATACTGACCCTTGCTGCCGGACACCTCCACCCCGTCGCCCTTGGGGCCTTGGGGGCCGGTGGGGCCTTGCGGCCCAGTGTCACCTTTGGGGCCAGTGGCTCCGGTGTCGCCCTTTTCCCCTTTCGGGCCCTGCGGGCCTACCTCGCCTTGCGGCCCGGTTTCCCCTGTATCACCTTTTTCACCCTTGGGGCCTTGGATTCCCTGCGGGCCCTGCTCTCCCTGTGGGCCAGTCTCACCTTGAGGGCCGGTCGCTCCGGTGTCACCTTGTTCTCCCTTGGGACCCTGCGCCCCCGTCTCGCCGGTGTCACCCTTTGGCCCCTGTGGGCCCTGCAAGCCTTGCGGCCCCTGTTCTCCGGTCTCACCCTGCGGGCCTTGGGGGCCCTGAATGCCCTGAACGCCCTGCGGCCCCTGCGGGCCCTGCAATGCGCCGATGCTGACCCAATCCTCGTTGGATTCCGACCAGATATAGAGCTCACCATTGGCGCTGACCTGAAACGCGCCATCTGTCCCACTGGGGAAGGCCGCTCGCAGCGCCGACAATGTAGGATAAACGTCACTGATCTCAAGAGATCGGCCATCATCCCCCTTGTCGCCCTTGGGGCCTTGAATCCCCTGCGGCCCCTGTGCCCCTGTCGGCCCCTGAATGCCCTGCTTGCCCGCCGGACCCTGAATCCCCTGCGGGCCTTGCACTCCTGCCTCGCCTTTTTCACCTTTCGCGCCTGCCGTGCCCGCCGCGCCTGTCTCGCCCTTTTCGCCGCGTGGGCCCTGCGGCCCCATTACACCGGCTGGCCCTTGCCTGCCCTGCAAGCCCTGCGGGCCCTCCGGGCCTTGCGGGCCGCGTATTCCCTGCGGCCCCTGATCGCCCTTGAGTCCCTGCAAGCCCTGTACGCCCTGAGCACCCTGTGCGCCCTGTACGCCCTGCGGCCCCTGTGGGCCTCGTACATAGACGGGCGCGGGAACCGCGCCGCTGGCGCCTATCCGGAAGCTCATCAGACCTGTATCCTGATCCACCTCAGGGATGATCGCATAGCCTGTGTCGCCCTTTTGCCCCTGAACTCCCTGCGGGCCTTGGGCGCCGGTAGCTCCCGTATCGCCTTTCTCACCCTTCACGCCGTGTACGATGGTATAGGTCTCGTCATTCGACACTTCGCAGTTGTCAAATTTCAGTCTGCTGCGCTGCGGCAGCAAACTTCCGTCCATGCTGTAGATCAGATGACCGGAGGAGGCGACCTCCTCCCAGCTCACGCCATCCGCTGAAACCTCGATGTGCTTGTCCGCATTCAAACGGATGTGCTTCATGCTTTCACTGCCATATTGGATCAATCGCTCGACCCCCAGCGCTACCAGTGCGTCGATCAGGCTGTTATACTCGCCCTGAAACGCTTCTCGGATTAGCCGGTCGAATATCTTCTTGTTCTCCTCCGGTGTCCCGTTCAGAATCGTCGGCGCGGCCACTACACCCTTTGCCGCAATGTCGCTGTCTTTCAGTTTGTGATCTGTGATCGCCATAGGTTTCTCACCTCGCTATCTCTTGTAGTTGCCGCCCGGCTCCTTGAACTGCAAGCCGAAGGCATACAGTCCGAAGGGCTCGTTCAGTACGTTGTTTTGCAGCCGGAAACGCACCTTGTCCGCTTTCTTGATCTTGATTTTTCCGAACAGCGTCCGGGGTGTCCGGTCGGTGGAAAATGTGAATTTGCTGAAATCGACATAGTTCCAGTCGAAAAACCGTGCCTTTGCCCCGCTGGAAAATACCTGCTTCCAGACGCCCCGTACCTGTGCGTAGACCGCCACGCCGGTGTTGACCGCCGCTGCCAGCCGTACCGCCACGCCGGTGAAGGTCTTGACGTGGAAAAAGATCTTCCCGTCAAAATCGCTGGTCTCCCAGTAGGCGTCAATGGCCTCTCCGTTGTCGTTGTAGCCGGTCACATCGTCCACATTGGTGCCGAAGCGGCACAGTCTCCCGTCCGCCGTGCCGAAGCACAAGGCGTCGCCGTCCAAAAACAGCACCGTAGCCGGAATCCCTGGCCAGTAATAGCATTCGTATTGATAGCTGCTGTAGGGGCTGTTCCGCTCGTAGGTCTTCTGCTGCAAGTCCAGCAGGTAGATGGTGCCACCCAGCGCCAGCGCGTAGAAATCACCGTAGATACAGGCGGATGCTTCCCGCTTTCCTGCCGCTGCACGCAGGGCGCTGCCGATGTAGTAGCTGCGCTCCTGGCTGTATTTCTCGCCGGTCAGCTCCTCCGCCGTGATAGCGAACACACCCCGCTCCGTAAGAAACAGCGGCTCCTTATCGGTGCGGCAGAAGGTATCCGGCGCCACGGCATCCTGTCCTATCATGGTATTGCTGACCCGGAATAGGGCGTCGCCGTCCTCATCCAGAGTACCGCCCCGCACCACCACATTTCGTTCGTCGCTGGCTCCGTTGATGAAAGCCGCCAGCGTGTTGCTCAGAACGGCATAGCCTGTCACTTCGCCGCCGTCCCGCACCAGCTTGGTATAGCTGGTGTCAGGGAAGAAGGCAGGATCCTCGAAGTTGCTGTACCAGTCGATGCCCGGCTTGGCTGCGTTGCCGCTGAGGAACACCCGGTCGGTGCTGCCGCCTACGCCATATACCGCCGCGATGGTGCATTTGTTAATGGCGTCCAGATAGTCCTCCCGCACCTTGCTGGCTGTGATCTGCACATTGTCCTGCCCCTTGACGGGACTTTCACCCGGCGCGGTGGTAAAGGTCACGATCCCCTTCTCCCGGTCAACGGCGAAGTCAGTGTTCTCCACCTTGTCCACCCAGTTGCCCTCCGCATCCAGAATCTTTGCCGTCACGGGATCGTCGCTCAGTTCCTTGGTGGTCAGCTGGTACTCCGTGGCGTCCGCCGTTCCCAGAAAGCTTTCCGTCCATTTCTTCCCCAGCAGATTCAGTCCCTCGTATACCTGCCCGCCGCCGGTAGGCCGCCGGGAAATGATGATGGTGGGCACCGTGGCGTTGTCCGCCACCGCCGACAGTGTTTCGCCGTCATATACCTGATAGGCGGCGCCATCCAGCAGGTACAGCTTCTGGTCGAACACGAAGCTGCGGCTCCGGGCGTTGGCCATTGCCCCGATCTCCGTCAGGATCCATGTCCCCTCCGTGGCTTTCACCAGCCGGTAGAGCTTCGTTCCCGCGTGGATCAGCGTCTCCTCCAGCAGATGATGCACCCCGTTGATGGCAGCGCCCTCCGGGGCCGTCAGCTTGGTGGTATATCCCATTCGCTTGCGCACCTTGCCCACCTGATCCCGGATCATGTTGGGCGCCGCCGGAGAGCGGGACTTGTCCACGTTGCTGGGGCTGTTGTTCAGATCCACGCCCCGGAACGTCTCCACCACGAGGCTGTTGCGGGCGGTCTCGCTGGGTACATTGAATTGCGCCATTGCTTAACACCACCCCGTCGTATACCGGGCCGGTTCGGCCCGCAGACCCACCGTGCCCGCCTGCCATGCCGCCTGCAGCTTCTGCAAGCCATCCTCATACTCGTTGCGCAGCACCGTTGCCATGGCCAGTTCATCCTCCTTGTAGAGCTCTGCCGCGATGTACAGGGGGATCAGCGCCGCCGCATCAGGCGGCATGTCGATTGTCTCCTCGTCCGGTGTCTGGGTGGTGATGGTCTGTGGATAGGCCCGATACCATACGGTGTACTCCCCCGTCACATTGCCGGGGATCACCAGCACGTCATCCCCCTCGATGCTCCAGTCCTCTGCCACATCGTAGATGTTGCCGTCGTCCAGCATCACCGTGCCCCGGTCGATGCACCGGAACCGGGGCAGATAGAAACTCAGGCTGATCTTGTAGCGCTTTTCCACCGCCGGCAGCGTCAGCTTGTCTGTCCTCACCGTTTCGTCGGCGCCGTCGGCGATTTTGATGTGCCAGTCCTTCAAGATGGGCCGCCCCACCGCCGTGATCTGCTGCATGGCCTCGTTGGCCTTGCCGGGCATGGCGTTGATGTACTCCTGATTGATGTCGTCCACCGTGATGACCGCACCCTCGTTGGAGAACATGGTTTGCAAGGCGATCAGCTTTACATCGCCCCAAGTCATAGGCGTTCCTCCCTTCCGTTCTTCAAAAAAGGCCCGGTCATGAAAACCGGGCCTTTTTCCGCGCTATGTACTCAGCTTAGGTCAGATCGTTGCCGGTGCTCATGTTGCCCGCGCTGATGAACCGCCAGTCCACGAAGCCCGCGCCGAAGCGGCTGAAGCCCTTCCACACGTTGTTGTCGTTGTTCTCGTCCAGAACGGAGCGCACCTCCAGCTTCACACGATCCTGGAAGATGGCGGCGTCCGCCATCTGGATAAAATGGCTGTCCAGCAGGAAGAAGGGCACGTCCGTCTTGCCCAGATCCTTCAGCGCCTTGGTCATATACGGATCCACAATCACGTTCCACCGGCCAAACTGGTAGTTGTAGGCGTTGTTGGCGCTGGTGGGCTCCTTGTCCGCGCCGATAGCGCTGAACACCTTGCGCTTCAGATCGGCGTCGTTGGGGATCCAGATGGTGTCCGGAGCCACCGCCAGCAGCTCGCCGTTGTCGCCGGTGCGGTTCTGCATCTCGGTCTCCATCTTGTCCAGCACCGTTGCACTGAAAGCGCCCTTGTAGAGATTACACTGCTTGGCGCCGTTCACCTTGTTCACATGTTCCTTGTGGAACAGATTCAGGCCGTCGGCGCTGCCGCACTGGAAGCTCTTGCCGCCATAGGCAACGGTGGTGCCATACAGGCCGCCGGCGTACAGCGCCCGGCCAAACAGCTCACGGGTTCTGCCATAGCTGGTGATAAGCTGGTTGGCCCGCTGCTTCATGGTGCCGATCATGGCGTCCTCCATCAGCTCACGGGTCACGGCGAAGGAGTTCTTGAAGGTCATGTTCTCAATGTCCTTCTTGTAGGACTCCTGGAATCCGGTCTTGGGGTAGTCGCCGCCTTCCCCCACGGGAACGAAGCTGTCCATGGCCGTCTCTGCGCTGTAGCGCTCGGCCCAATGGCGGCTGGTCTCCATGCGGAACAGGTATTTCAGCAGGCTCTCCCGCTCAAAGGCCTCGCCCCGCTTCTCCAGATAGCTTTTCAGGGGCACCTGACAGTTGCCATAGATAGAATCCACCAGCCCGGAGCCGATGGATACGGTACAATAACCACTCATGTCTCATGATCTCCTTTCTTAGAATCGCACCACAACGCGGCTGCCCACGGTCTGGCCGTCGATGGTCAGCACCTCGGCCACGCCACTGGTGGTGGTCGCGGTAACGGACATGCCGTCCGTGTGGATGGTCAGCTTATTGCCCACGGCTACGGTGGCGCTCTCCGCCGGGGCCACGCCCAGCGTGGTCTCAAACTCCATGTAGTCCTGCACCGCCACACAGGGCACCTCACCCATGGCGTTGACGGGGCCCACGCACACATAGGCGGGCTTCGTCGCACCGGTACATTTCGTCACCGCGCCGCTGGCCACTTTCAGCGCCTCGCCCACGGCGTAGGTCTCGTCGGCGGTGGCGGTCTTATACTCGATCGGGGGCGTCAGGCCCACCTTCATTCTGCTCAATGCAAACATGCTGCTTTTCAGCTCCTTTCCAAAGTCATTACTTTTGTCATTATTTTCGATACACCCCGTAGGCCTTGGCGATCTCCGCGTCGGTGGCGTCCGGCAGAAACGCCCGATACGCCTCCTTCTCCGCCTCCGTGGGCTGATAGGGGCTCTCCCCTGCCGCGGCGGGCATTCCCGCCAGATGGCCCTTTCCGCTGGCCCGGTTGATCCCGGCCTGACGGGCCGCGCCCAGCCGCCGGGCGTCGATGTCCTTGCGGTTGGCCAGATAGTAGGCCTCCTCGATGCTCAACCCCTTCTGAATGTAGGTGTTGAACTGCGGCCCTGTGGGCATAGCGGCGATATCCTCCAGACTGCCCACCTCCGCGCCGTACAGCTGCCGGACGCTCTCCACACCCTGCCGGATGGTCTCCTGCGCCCGGTCGTTTACGGCCTTGGCCTGCTCCTGAATGGCAGCCAGCTCCTGCCGCTGCACCTGCTGCCGCAGGGGCCGTACCGCCTCGTCCACCATGCCGCGCACGGTTTCCGGGTCAATGCCGGCGCTTTGCAGCTGCGCCGTGCGCCGGGCCTGCCGGTCAGCCTCCTGATAGGCCCGGTAGTCCGCCTCACTGCGGATCGGCTGTCCGGTGTAGGGGTTGTTCTGGCCCTGGAACATGTCCGCGTAGATGCGATCCACGCGGGCCTGTGCGGCGGCCTCCGCCGCCTGCTGCTGGGCTTCCCTTTCCCGCTGCCTCCGGCCGAAGGCCTGACGGCGGCGCGTCTCCGCGTCCTGCTCCTGCACGGTATCTTCCGCCGGGGCGGGGTCGGTCTCCGCGCCGCCTGCACCGTCTCCATCGGGTGCGGGAGCGCTCTCCGGCTCCTGCACGTCCTGCTCTGCGCCGGTGTTTCCGGTGTCGGTGTCTGCGTCCGCTGCGGGCATATCGTCCTCCACGCCAAAGGCGCGGGCGTATTCTTCCTGTGTCAGTTCCATTGTGTCCTCCATGTTTCCGCTCTCGGTGCGAAAGCGCCCCATTTCCGCCGGGGCCAAGCGAAATGTTCCGGTCGTGCCGGTAAATGTTCCGGTTTTCCCGGTTAACGTCCGTTTTTTCGAAAAATGTGCGCGTAAGCGGCCCTTAATGTGCCGCGTCAGGCGGCCTTACTTGTTCTTCTTGGCAGTGCCGCCGCTGGTGCCGGTGCGCAGGTCGCTGCCGCTGTAGCGCACGTTGCCCTTGGGGGTGGGCGCTGCCTTGGCGCAGGGCGCTTCCACCCGCTGGCTGCCCACGTTGGCGATCTTACCGGCATAGCCGCATGTGTTTTTCTTCATGTGCTCTTCCTCCTTTCGCGGGTATTGGGGCTTTTCCCGCTGTCCCCAAGCGAATGAATGTCATGTGTAGAGGCTTCGCGGCTCCGCCGGACACACGGAAATATCCCGTGACGCCCGGCAGAAAAAAGAAAAGAGGAGGATATCCGGGGCAGGTCGTGCGAGCCCTGCCCGGCGCAGCCGCGAAGCTGTATTGTCAATAAGCTGTCATGGTGTGCGTTTTCAAAGGCTCCCCTGTGTAAGGGGAGCTGTCACGGCGCAAGCCGTGACTGAGGGGTTGTCTCTGAATATGTGCACTACAAATCCAGATGGATGCTACGGCGGCATAGCCGCCGAGATCGGAGGCTAAAAGATGGTGCGGTGCAAACCAAGATGGATGCTACAGCGGCATAGCCGCTGAGATCGACACTAAAAATATGCCACTGGCATATTTTCTTAACGTGTCGACACCGGCATGTTTTCTTAACGCCCCGACGGCGCAGCCGCGAAGCTGTATTTATTTCTCGGTGTCCTCCGACGTCTCCGTCGCCTTGGCCCGCGTCAGCCGCCGGTCATAGCGGCCGCAGCGCTTATTACGGCAGACGTACTCCACGCTTTCGGTGCCGTCGGGCCCAGTGACCACCTGATAGATCATCATTTCCAGTCCGCATTCCGGGCAGGTCATACCATGCCGCCCCCTTCCATCATGGCGGCGTCCATAGCAGGCGCCGCGTTCCTACCCATGCCGCCCGTCTGCACCGGCGCTTCGGCCATGGCTTGCTGCTGCTGGGCGGCGGCCTGCTGCTGGCGTTCCAGCTCCTCCTCGAAGCTGCGGCGCATGTCCGCCGCCAGCGGATAGCGAAGCTTCTCCATCTGCGTCCAGAACCGCAGCAGCGAGGATATTTCGTTCACCGGCCCCATGGCGCCCTGCTGGAAGTTCATCCGCGCCTCTTTCCACAGAGCCTGCCGGTCGGTGGCCAGCGGCGCGGCGCTGTCGCAGCTGAACAGAAAATCGGTGTTATACTGCCACTCCCCTGCTTCATCCTGATACAGAAAATCGTGGCGGTCGAATACCAGATATTCCGTCTCCCCGTTCTCGTTGGACTTATGGAGCCACCTCGGTTCCTCGCAGTAGGCCAGGAAGAACTTGAAGATCACCTCGAACAAGTCCTGATACATGGCCCGCTTCATGCTCTCCAGGCGGCCCGCCGCCTGCTGGGCGCTGAACTCCTTGGCCACGGCGCTGGTGGCGGTGGGATCCTTCCGGCCCTGCATGCTGTCGGTGATGCCGATGGTCTGCCGGGCCTCCTCGTACACCTGTGCCCGAAGCGCCAGATCCATGTTGATATCCACCTGCGTGTTGAATGTATGGATCATCTGCATCTTGTTGGGGCTGTCCACCCGCACGATCCGGTTGTCCTGATCGTTCACGATCGACACCCCGTCCGTGGGCAGCGTGGTGAAGCTGCCGCCGCCCAGCACCTTGGTCTTGATCTTGGTGGACAGCTGGTTCATGGTGTTCTGCTGGTCGGCGATGGCGTCAATGTCGCTTGAGCCCAGAAACCGCCCGAATTTACTGACATTCTTCCGCACCACGATGGGATACACATCCGGTTTGTAGTAGGGAATGCGGGTGGAAACCATTACCGGCATGTACCGCACCGCCGCCGGGCCGTTCACGGCTCGCAGCTGCGGCAGCACTCCCGCACCGTCCGTCAGCGGCTCCAGCGCGGGCTGGCCGAATTCGTCCCGCTGCTCCGTCATGGCGGGGATGGTGGTGCCATTCTGCGTGACGATATCCTCTGTCAGCTCCTCGTACTCCTCCACCTCCACGGTAAACTTGGTGCTCTGGCAGTATCGGCAGCGGTGGCCGTCTCCCACCTCGCCGCAGGCGGCGCATTTCTGCACCCGCCGCACCTGATAGTCCTCCAGATCCTCCACCACTGTGTCGTTCACCCAGCGGTAGCGGCCGATGCCGCCCTTGCTGTTGCGGTAGTAGCAGGTCACCAGCGTCACGATCTCGCCGCTGTTGTCGGGGCTGTCCCCCAGCCGCCGGGCGTCGGGGTCGGATTCGTTCTCGTTCTCCTCCAGCGCCACGCCGAAGGCCTCTCTGATCTGCCGCCGGGTGGCGGGCGATTCCAGAAAGATCCAGTCCATGTCCGCCACCTGACTGACGTTGGCCTGAGGGATGATCCCTCTGGGGTGCATCATCGTTACCCGCAGGTCGCCCATCCAGTCCTTGCCGCTGATGCCATCCTGCCAGTCCACCAGCAGGCCGTGGCCGCCCTGCACGGGGCTGATGCGCTCCCCTTCATCGTTGAGCCGCTCAAAGGGCAGCTTGTCGATCACGTTCCGCAGCAGGTTCTCCACCACGTCCGCCAGATGCTCGTCCTCCTGCCGGATGGCCGTCACCTTGGGGGTGGGGATATCACTCTCCACCTGCGCCTCGATCAGCTCAAAGGCCACGTTCCGCACGTGGCTGGCCCGGCCCGCTTCTGCTTTGGCACCGTCCGGCCGGTAGATGGTGGGATCGCCGTCGTAGATACTCTCCCGCTTCCCCATCCGGTCAAGCTCCGGCTGTATGGCCTCCTTGGCCGTCTCCAGCCTGTCCTGCCATTGCCGCAGCTTCCGCAGTTCCTCTCGTTTCATGTCCATCCTCCTCAAAATTCCCGGCCGCCGCCGGAGAGCATCGTCTCATAGCCGCCACCGTCGTCCTCGTCCTCGCTGCGCTCCATGCGCTCCAGCATACCGGTCAGCATTCCAATGGCTTTCAGGCAGCCTTTAGAGTCGAATTGCCAGTCTCCGCTCTCAATGTAGTCCCGCAGCTGGCTGTCCCATTGCATCACCGGCGTGGCGGCGGCGCATCGCTTGTACACCCGCCAGACCTCCACCGCCAGCGAATGGCGGGTGATGCCCAAGCTGTCGAACTCCTCCTTCAGCAGCGCGTTCCGGTACTCCCGCACCGCTGGATCCTTCATGAGCCTGCTGGCGGTCTGGGCGGCGCTCTTTTCGCTGTATCCGGCCCGGACAGCGGCTCGTGTACCGCAAAGATCGATAAGCCATTCATGAACAAATTTTTTCTGCTTTGCCGACAACTCTTTCATGCCTGTCCCCTCCGCAACAAACTTCTTCATGCGAATAGCCTAACATGAACGGAGTGCCCGTTATCATCAACTTTCGACCCCAAAATGGGCGCAAAAAAAGAAAGCCAGAAGTGTTAAACTTCCAGCCTTCTTTGCTTTTTTCTATGCTTTACAGCGAATCATCATGACCGCGCAGCTGTTTACGCAAGGCATTCTGCAAAACCTGTGAAAAGTTGATGTTGCGCTCTATTGCGGCTGCGTTGAGCCACGCACTGTCAAGCCTTAAAAAACGACCCCGCCGGGCAGCAGCGCCCGACGGGGTCGTGTTCTTTGTTCAGTTGGCTTTTTCCAGCGCGGAGACCCGTTCCGCCATCTGGCGCATAACGACCTTCATGAACTTCACTTCGTCCTCCAGATCGTCCACGCGGGAACGGGGCACCAGCTGTTCCTGAATACCGGCCAGCGCTTCCATCACAAGGTCAAACTTGGGATTCACCGTGTTTTCGATCAGCACCTGCATCCGCCGCTCTGCTGCGCCGACCCGCTCATCGATCACGCGGGATATCCGTTCCTCTGACGCGCTGATCTTCTCATCCACCAGTTCCGATACCGCCTGCATATCCTTTTCGTCCAGCATGACAAACTCCTCCGCCCGTTCAAGATACGCCTATTATACCCGCCGCCGCCTGCCCTGTCAACGGTGTTTCCCCTCCCAGCTCTCATAAAACTCCTTCCGCATCCGGTACAGGCTGCTCTCGCTGGTGAAATGCCGCAGGGCGATGGCCGTAATGCTGTCCTCGCCGCACATCACCTCCCGCAGGGCAGCGTCACAAGGCCCTCCGCATTCGCGTAAGAGCCTGTCGATCTTATTCTGCATCCGCTTCGGCTGCTGGTCGTAGGTCAGGCAGGTGAACCGGATGAAGCCCTGCATGTTGCGGCTCACCCGCACCCCCCGCAGTTTCTTAAAGGCCATCGTCCCCGCCCTCCTCTCCGGCGCAGGCCACGGCCATCTCCTTCCGCCCGCCGATCTTCCGCGCCGGGTCTTGCTCTCTGGGTATGTAGCGGACGAAATCCTGTCCCACCTCCGGGTCATACCGCGTTCCGGGCAGCACCGTGGCCCCGGCAGGCACCCGCAGCTGTGCGCCGGACGTGACCACCGTCCGGGTGATCTTCGGCTTTTTCAGGTTCCGGCTGCATGTGTATTTCTTCTCGTCGGCCACGCCCCGGCTCTGGTTGATGATGTACTTGGCCAGCGGATAGTAATCCTTCTGGTGCCGGATGAACTGCACGTCCACGCCGCCCTGTCCCCAGATGTCGTCCACCTTCTCCTGCCGCAGATACAGCGCGCCGTCCTCCATCCGGAAGCCCTGCCCGGTCATCACCAGGTGGGCGTGGGGCCGCACCAACTCCCCCGTCTCGCCGTCGATCTCGCTGGGGGCCAGATACCACTTGCATACCACCCCTGCCTTCTTCATCCGGTAGAAGAGCCTGTCCACGAATTTCTTTGCTTCCTTCTTCACACCCTCGAAGGTGCCGCCGCACCGCGCCATGTGTTCCCCATCCAGCTTCAGCGTCAGCCACACGTCACCGGCGCGGAGATTGCAGTTGAAGGAGCGGGCCAGCTGCAAGATCGCATACTGGCGGTTGCCCTCCATCTTCTTCTCGCTGCTGTTGCCCCGCACACGCCCGCCCCGCTTGGACGGCCGCCGCATGGTCTTGCTCTTCCGGCGCTCCACCACGCTGCCGGATACGATTTTGGTAATCACATACATCCCCTCCTTCGATCTCATAGCTTTTCCTCCCATATTCCCCATGTAGGGGCCGATGCCCACATCGGCCCGCCGTTCTTTCCCGCGTATAATAAAAATCAAAGACGCCCGCGCACAGGAGCCATCCTTCGCATTTCTCGCCCCCGTCACAAGCCCCTTGCGTTTTTCCGAGCCATCCGGGCGGCGACAGTCCGCCCCGCTGTCTCTCGCAAGAGGCTTTGCCGGTAAACTTAGGCGTTTAAGAGCCCCGCAGATACGCGCGTGCGCGTATTATATATAATGTGCTTCGATCTCTCATAGCGCCGCCCCGCCGTGCCTACGTCCGTACCCCACGCATCTGCGCAGGCCTTCGGCAAAGCAGGGCGGCATTATCAGATATCGAACATTATTTCCACACCACCGCCCAGCCCCGGAAGGGGCTGGGCTTTTCTCTTATTCCAGCGGCTCTGCCACCAGCTCCGCGGTAGGCCCTTGATCCTCTCCACCGATGGTGTAGCTGATCCGCAGCGCCATGCTCCGGAACCGCTGTCCCTGCACCGTGACGGCGGCGTGGCCCATTTTGCCCGCCAGAGCGGCGGTCAGAATGTCATGGAGCTTGGCCACGGTCACATAGGGCTCAGCATGCCCGCCGACCACCTCCACGCTTTCGGACTGTTCCTCGCCGTCCGTGTCGTGCTCCGCCGTCTCCTGCGAGGCCGCCGCTTTCCGGTTGGGCTTGATGCCCTCCTCACGCCGCCACTCGGCAAACTTGTGAGTGCCGATGCCCAGCGCGGAGGCGGCCTCCTCGTCGGTCATGCCCCGCTCCAGCAGTTCCCGCGCCGCTGCGGCGTCAACGTCGATCTTCCGGGGATTGGGCTTTTTCCGCTCCGTCGGCTTCATTGCGCCCAGCTGCATCAAAACCTCCTCGATCTCCTTATGGGAACATCCGTTCAGATCGGCCAGTACGCCGATCTGCGCCTTGGGGTTTCTGGCCGTGCGATAGCTGGCCACGATCTCCTTGGCGCCCATAGGCAGTTTTCTCTCCGCCATGGTCATTCCTCCGTCATTTCCAGCGCTACCTTACTAGCCGCCGCGATACCCAGCCAGTTGGTGGTCATGGTCATGCTCTCCCGTACTAGCTCGGCGGCCAGTGCGCCGTAGGCGTCCGGGTCATTCTCCCGGATGGCCTTCCACATGTCCTTCTGCACATTTTTGATGTTCTTCAGCAGGTCGTCGCACTCCTCCACCCGCTTCCGCAGGTCGGCCCAACTTTCCTTATCGCTGGCAAAGCCCCGGCCCCGCTGCTCCGTGAGGGCGGCCACCTGCTCGGCCACCGCCGCCTGCAAATCGGCATATGCTTTTTCGTTACCCATGTTCATTCCTCCACCTTCACCACATAGGCCCCGTCAAAGCCCGCCGCCTCCGCCTTGGCCCGGAAGGCCTCCGCGTTGGCCAGTACCCGGAACGCGCCGATCTGTAACCGGTACAGGGCGTTCTCTTTCTCCTCCGGCGTGGCAGGTTCCGCCGGTGCGCCGCTGTCATCCTCGGCGGGCGGGACGTAGGCCACGTCGAAGTACTCACAGATGGCCTGCACCGTCTCCTCGGCGATCTGCCCCATGTTGTCCACCAGCCACTGGGCGTCCTCCGGGTTGTCGTGGAATCCGAATTCCGGCAGCACCGCCGCCATGTGGGTGGCCCGCAGCTCATAGAGATTGGTGCTCTCCACCAGCTTGTCCGGCGCACCCGGCGACAGCGGCGCGATACGATCCTGGATCAGCTTGCCGATGCGGCGGCTTCGGTCGCTGGGGTAGCAGTGTACCCGCGTCCCCGCCGCCTTACCGTTAAAGCCGTTGGTGTGGGGCGCCACGTGCATGTCACTGGGCCAGTTGTTGGACTCCTTCACCCGGTCGTACATGTTGCCGTACTGGGCGTTGATGACCTCGAAGCTGCCGCACCGCAGCAGTCCCCGCTCCATATAGTCGGCGCAGCGTCCCATCTGCTCCTTCTCATTGGTGGTGTGCCCGTTCCACAGGGCGCTGGAAGCGTACACATTACTAGCCCGATCCTCCGGGGAGATGTAGATTTTGTATTTCATTTCCCGTATACCTCCAGCGTCTCAATGCCATACACGATGGCGCAATGGTTTTCCACACTACACCCTCTGGCGTTCTCCCAACCAGGCGCAAACACGGCCACGTCCGCCGTGCTCAGCAGCTCAAGCGACTTGCCCAGGAACCACAGCGGCCGTGCATCTGCCGGGGCGTTCTCAAAGAAGCTGTCGATCACCTCGATGTCCTCGCCGTAGCGCTCCCGCGCCTTGGCAATCAGGCGCTCCCGTTCGGTCTTGATCTCCTCGTTGGTCTTACCCTGCATGGGCTGGCTGATAAAGATTTTCATGCCTGTTTCTCCTTTTTATTGTTATTTTGTGGAAAAAGTAAATAAATAAATTTATTTACTTTTTCCATCTCTTCTCAAGATACTTCCTTGTCTCCGGATCGGCCCGGTTGTAGTCCTCCCACATGTCCGGCGTCCAGTGACTCTTTTCTCCGCCGGGCTCCTCCACGGTGTATTGCTGCTGGCTTCTGGCCATCTGGGCGATGGCGGCGGCGATCACAAGGTCGTCGTGCTGGCCCTCCGCCGCCTGCGGCTTCCGGTTCTTGTCGTACACAAATACGATCATCTCCCCCAGCGCCCACCGGCTCCGAATCACATGGGGAGATTCCTCCATCACCGTGTGCAGCTCCGCCAGCATCTGGGGCCGGCTGGCGGTTGTTGTGTGCCAGCCGAAGGCCTTTACCATGGCGTTGGTGTAGGTGTCGAATCGTTCCCGTTGATAGAGCTTGGGATAGTTCCATTCCTCCAGCTTCCGCACCGGATAGGTGCCAAAGTTGACCTCGATGGCGGCCAGCGCCGTGTTGTAATACCGGCCCAGACAATACACCTGCCGGGCGTAAAGGATCTCCGATTGCCGCTGCTGCAATTCTGCCACCTGTTCGCCGGTGCGGTTGTCCAGCACGTGGGCGGTGAAGCAGTCGCTGCCGTCCCCCGCCGTGTCGCCGCCCAGCACATAGGGCACGCCCTTCTCCGGCTCCTTCCAGATGCGGACGGCGCCATCGGCGGCGGGGGTAAATTGCCAGTTCCGGGGTTTCTCGCCCTGCTCCTCCGGCGCGTCGTAGGTGAACCACCCCGTGACCGCCGGCTCCGGCGCGTGCATCTGCTGTACGGCCAGTGCCTGATTATCAAAGAACGGCGTACCGCTCAGCAGGAAGGCCTCCGTCGGCGTGTTGGGGTACTCCTGCCGGAATTCCTCCACGCTGCCGCCGCAGTTGGCACGGATGCACCACCGCCGCCATTGCAGCTGCTCCTCCTCCAGTCCGAAGTCCCGCTGGAGCTGCCGCTCCTCCTCTGTCCACTCCGTGCCGGGCGGCACCGCCATGCGGTAGCCTTTTTCCAGATACCACGGCAGGAATACCGGGATCCACTCGTTGGTGCCGTTCTCCGCCCCGTCCCACAGCTCCTTAAAGTGGTCATAGCCGTTGGCGGTGGATTCGATCACCACCATTGTGCTGGGGTCGTTGGGCACCGTCTGCATAATGCCCAGCAGCAGATCCTTCTTGTCCTTCGGCCAGAAGGCATATTCGGAGATATGTACGTTGGTCAGCGTGTCCGACCGGCCCACGCTGCCGCTGCCCGCTGTCTGGCACCGGATAGAGCTGCGCAGACCCGGTCTTTTTGCCTTTTCCTTCGGTTCTCTGGTGGGGTTCTCAAAGACCAACTCTTTGGCGTTGCTGTTCTTCCGCATGGGCTGCATCCGTCGGGGCAGACAGTCATAAAAGAGCTTGTTCATCTTGAACAGGTTGCCGGTGGCGCCGCTGTCATGGGCCACGATCAGGGTCTTGACGTTGGGCCGGGTCACGGTGTCCTGAAACATCAGCGCCTCCGTCACCGTGGAAATGCCCTCCTGCCGCCCTTTCAGTATGATAATGCGGATGGGCTTGCCCAGAGCCGCCTGCTGCCGGATCACGGCATACAGGTTGCTCTGGGCTTCGTTGAACCGCAGCGGCACAAGCTCCTGCTTCTTGTTGCGGATCACCAGCAGGCTTTCGCAGTATTCTTTCGGATTCCGCAGATTCATGCCGATGATCCCTCCCTTTGTGATTTATACGGCGGGGCTGGCGGCTCTGCCCCGCCCTTGCCTCTCCTTTTTAAGGAGAGGTGGCGCGAAGCGCCGGAGAGGTTGTCGTAGGGTGGCCTGCTCTCATGCCGCCGCGTACTTTACCCAAGCCCTAATGTTTTCAGCGCCCTCTCCAGCTCTGCCGCGTTACGGATGCGGTGTCCCTCCATGTCAACATCAGATGCCGAAAGATGGTGCATGGGAAATTTTGATGGATGCTACGGCGGCATAGCCGCCGAGATCGGAACTAAAAACATGCCACCGGCATGTTTTCTTAACGTTCCGACGCCCCGTGTCAGCGGTGCGGCCAACGTGGCAAAGTCACATAGATAGTCCCCGCCGGTGTGCCTCCATACGCATTTGTGGCAGCGGGGCTCATGTGTTTTTTTCATGGTTTGCTCCTTCGGATTTCCTCGTGCAGGCTTCTGCGTAACCTGCCCTGTTGCGGTGCCCAAAATTTCCACGCTGCCTTACGGCGGGCGCTTGAAATTTTGACCGCTGCCACTCGCTCGCTGTGCTTTATCTGCCACTGGCAGCGCACAGCTCACTCCCCCGCACACTGGGCAAATCATGTCTTTTTCTCCGGAACGGCAACCCGAACTCCGGCATACAGCACACCATTTAGCATCTGGTAGCGGATCAGGCCCTTGGCCTCCAGCTCCTCCATCAGCGCCTCCTGCACCTTCCGGCGCGCCTCCGGCCCGATGGCGTCCGGCTTGTCCACCGTCAGCGGATCACAGACCAGCTTGCCCTGTACCTCCACCAGTTCAGTGGTCGAGAGCATCTCAACACCAAATCGAACCGCATTCAGCTTTCGGTTCTGAGCCGGACTATTTTCGGGTCGTATCTGTTTTTTGATCTCACGCTCAACATCGCCGCGCAGAACATATGCGATTTTAACTTTATTCATCAGGTGTTTCCTCCAACGATTTAATATACCCGGCCGCGATGTTCTCAAGGAAGATGTTCATCGGTTGGGAGAACACGATTCCCGATGACACATAACTCACAGAAAAATGAACGTCCTTCATTTCCTGTGGGCGCTCCGGGACGCTCACATCCAGCATGGCCCCGCCCACCTCACAAGGCAGAATCGCTACGCGCCCGGCCTTATCGGCTGTGGCCAACTCACGGAGGCGGTCAACAGACACGCCGTCAAACTCTTTAATTTGCGCGACCATCTTCCCCATGGCAAACTGGGACAGGCAATTTACCTCATAAGGCGTTTTTTCCGTATCCTCATAAGCAGCCACACAATCCAGCAGCTCGCGGACGCCTTGCGGATCAACCTCGCAAGCGATCTGCCCAGTCTCATACGCGTTCGATGCGCCGATGTAGGTGACGATGCCGTTACACCTCTTTGTCAGTCGTTTCATTGTTTTGCCGCCTCCCATTCTGCTTTTCCGACGGTCTCCCACCGGTCCCGCGTGCTGCCGTCATCGTAGGTGGTGCGGTACAGCACTTCATATACTTCCTCATGATGTACAGTCTTGATCTTCGGCACCAGCACAAACGCCTTTTCAAAGAAATTGTATTTGTACTGATAATCCGTCTCGATGCTGTCATAGGCTGCGGTATACCGCCGGTCTATGGCTTTCCGACTGACCATTTCGCGTGAAGCGGTGTAGCCGCAAGACACGATCACCAGCAACAACACCATCGCCAGCATGAACAATGCAATGCGTTTTGCTGATTTATTCATCTGAAGATACCTCCGCTTTCTGCGCCGTTCCGTTGGTATACCCACACACCCGGCAGGTGCTGATATCTGTCTCCGGTGTCCAATCGCACATTCCGCCGCATACCGGACATTCTGCCATCTGGCCTTTTGGGCCAACCGGATCGGGATGCCCGCCGGAGCCATGCAATGCCGCCAGATTGAACCGCAAGCCCTCATTGGCCTGCCGAAGCGCTTCGATCTCCCGCCGCTGGTTCTCGATCAGGTCAGCGGCGGCGGAAAGATCATCACTCAACGTGATCGGCGTTTCCCACTCGTTGCCTGCCGCCCACTCCGCGTGTTCCCGCAGCGCCGCCACGATTTTTTCTTGTGTCAAAAGTAATCCCTCCAATCTTCTTTGTAGGGGCGGACGACTCTGTCCGTCCCGGTGGCGCTGATACAGATTCTTGCGGGCCGACAGGGTCGTCGGCCCCTACAGTCTTTCTTGCATGGCCCATCCATAAATCCAGATTAAACCGCAGACCCTCATTTGCCCGCCGCAGCGCTTCGATCTCCCGCCTCTGGCTCTCGATCAGCTCGGCGGCGGCAAACTGCAATTCACTTTCGCAATCATCGCCCGCCGCAGGGCACTCTGTACAGTGTTCGCAAGAATCTTCACCGTTAAATGCACAGCACCGCAGCGCCGTCACAATTTCCTCTCTTTTCATGCAATCCCTCCGATCTGCTGACTCAGTGCCTGCATGGCCCGGCCCAGCTTCTCCCGCTCACCCTCAGGCTTCTGACGAAGCAGCTCCGCCAGAGCGTTCACGTTTGCCACCGTCTGGTCGAACAATGTTTTGAACTTGATCAGGCCCTCGTTGCCCGATGCCGCCAGCTTCTTCCGGGCGGCCTCTGCCTCGGCCTTGTAGCTCTGGGCGGCGTCCAGCGCTGCGTCCTTTTCCTTGGCGGCAGCGGCGGCCTGCTCCTCAGCCTTCCGCACCCGCTCCTGTGCCTCCGCCAGCGTTTTCTTCGCCTTTTCCACCTGTGAGGCCGCGGCCTTCTCCGCCTCAAGGCGGGCGGCGGCGATCTGCGCCGCGCTGGCGTCCACCGTCTGCACCGCCACCTCCACCGGGCGGCTGCGCAGCTCCTCCAGCTCTTTCCGCACCCGCGCCAGCTCCTCCTGCGCGGCAAGCGCGGTGTCCTTGGCCTCCTGAATGTCAGCGGCGGCTTTTTCGGCCTCCTCCCGTGCGGCGTTCCGCTCGGCAATGACCTTTTCCAGCTCCTTCACTGTCATGTCGGAAACGGCCTTTTCCTCGCCGTTCACGGAGTGCTTTTCGGCGGCGAAATCCTCCCGCTCAGATTCCGGCAAAGCCAGTAATACCAATGCTTTGGAGATACTTAAATCCGCAGATAATGCGGATTTTCCATACTCCTTCCACAGCCGCATATACTGCTGTGCGCTGCGCTCGGAGAAGGCCACTTTTTCCTCCAGCCAGGGCAGCCATTCCCCGTGAGAAAGCTGCCCTTTCGCCTCCACCAATCGCTTGCCGATTTCCAGAATGGCAGACCCAGCCTGCCGCTTGTAGAAGTTGATCTCCTCGGTGATGACCTCAATGTCCCGCTCCTCAAAGGCAGCGTCCATCTCGGCCAACTCCTTCGTGGTCAGATTTAATTCTTCGCTCATGCCACATCCTCCTTATATTTCTTTTTCGGCAGCTTAGGCCTGCCGTCCTTATAGCGCTTGCTTCCGGCGTTTAGCCATTCCAGCCATTCGTCCAGAAATGCCCCATACAGTTTCCGGGCCGGTATCCCCTTCGGATTCTCTGGGCAGCTCGCGCAATCGTTGCGATACCCGTAAACCTGCCGGATCGCGTTCCCATCCATTTCAATCGTGACCAACGGCACATGGGGCTTGTCCCTTCGCCGGAGAAACAGAATTGTTGTCTTGCCTGACAGGTGGCGGTCAGCATAGCCGCCCACGCAGTGCTCCAGCCGCTTGCCCTCCTCCACGATCTCCCCGGCGTTGACCGGGGCGCGGATCAGGAGTGTGTCGCTCCAATAGAGGTATCTGGCGGTCAGCTTTTGCAGCCGCGCCTTGTATTTTGCGTTCGCTTCTGTGCTGCGTCGGTTGGCGCAGATCGCGCTCCATGCCGCTGTTACCGTGTCGTGCTTCTCCCAGAAGTCTCTCGGCAGCAGGTGGATGGTATTGCTCAGATTCAGCCCGCACCCATCCGCCGCCGTGATGTAATCGGCATAAGCGGAAAGCGCGGCGTTATTACCCCAGCGAGTTTTTCCGTGGTGCCGTATCTTCTCCAAATAGGACATCAGCTTGGGGATCCGCAGTCCGTAACGTTTCATTCTCGGCAGAAGAACACGTAGCGCACGATCATCTGCGCAGTCGGCCAGCGCCGCGCACTCCTCCGGTGTCGCTGCCGGCGTCATATCATGCAGCGCCCGATAGATACGCAGCGCCACCAACGGGCGATCACTCTCTTTCGTGATCGCGTCCAGCTCCTTCACGCCGCACCCAAGGAACTCCGCCGGTGTATTGGCGTTCCACTTCACAGCGGCGGCGTTCTTTACGCCCCGCCCTGCCAAGTCCCGGACTGCATCTTGCAGCCCCAGCTTCACCAGCCATTCGACCTGCTTCGGATAAAAACAAGCCGCCGTCAGCAGTTCTATAAAGTCGTCGCTGGCAATCCTCACCTGTTCCAGACGGCACCAGCGCAGGGCACTTTTCTGGAGCTCCGGCAGTCCGATAATGTCATAGCTCTTGCCTAACTCGCTGCAAAATCCATAGGGTGAGTGGATATGCCACATACCGCCCTTACGACCGGCGCTTTTCCCCGGTGTATCCTGATAGCTGTAATTAAAGAGACCGTTGCTCCACCATACCCGTGTGGCCGCTTCTACCTTTCCCGGCGTGAAGCGGTAAACGCCCAGCAGCTTCACCTTCGGCAGCATGGTCAAAACCGGTGCGTGAGTCAGTGGTTCGTTGGTTCCATAATCCTTGGAGCAATCCCACGCTGTGGCCCACAGCGCCCCGCGCCATTGCCGCAGCACCACCGCCCGTCGGTATTCCCAAAGGTTTTTTCTCCGACCGCTGTAGCGCAGTTCCTTCACCGTGACTTCTTTGCCGCAGTAGGGGCACTTTGCCCGCATCTTCGGCGGCGGTGTGTTGTCCCAACTGTTTCTCGGCTCCGGTGTGTGCGGTGCTCTCAGAATACGCAGCTCGTCCGCGTTGTCAGTATCCGTCCTGATAAAAACATGCTTCCGGCAGCAGGTCGTCCATACCTCGCCGGTGCTGTTCCGTTTGAAGAGAAACGCCCGGAACAGGGCGTTGATGGCCAATTTTTCCGGATCGCTCAGCTCAGGGGCCAAATGAACCAGCTCATCCGCTCTTTTCCCGCTGTCCATGACCATCACCAGAAGTCGGTCAGATCCAGCGTCACGGCCTTAGCAGGCGCAGCCGCCGGAGCTGCCTTTGCGTCGCTCTCGCACAAAGCGATTCGCATTGTCATGGTCACATCACAGCCGGGAAAATAAAAAGCTGCTGCTTTCTGATAGGCCTTCAGGTCGCTGATGCAGCTCCCCACACCCTCGCATACCTTTTTCAGGCAATCCGAAAAGCTGCCGCCCTGTACCACCGCTTGGGCAAATTCCGCATCCTGACGGCAGAACTCCTCCAACGCAGTGCGCACCTCTCTCTTAATGACACTCTCCTTCTGGCCAGTCACCTTTTTTTCTTCCTCTGTCAGCTTTTTCAGCGCCATGGCCAGAAAGTCATTGCTGCTCATAGATATCCTCCTTCACTGAGATTTTTCCCGTAAATAATGCTTTTTCCAGTACCGCCGCGCAGCGGCCTGTGCCTCTTTTTCTTCAATAGCCCGCAGCTTCTGGCATGGCTCGCACTCCACGCCTTCGCCGTTAAAGTGCCGCTTGCACCGGATGCACACGTTCCGCAGCACCTCGCTTTTTCGCACCAGCTCACACTGGCAGAAGATCTTCGCCCACGGCACGCCCCAGAACCGGGCCGCCTCCACTGTGGCCTGCTCCCAGTCCGGTGCGACCACCGGCACCTGCACATGGCCCGGCGCCGTGATGAACCATAAATAATCCCGCTTCCTTGCCGTCGCCACGGCTATCACCTCCTCCCGTGGTTGTGCTGGTGCCGGTAATACTTGTTCCGCTGCTGCTTTGCCCCGGCATCCAGTATGTATGTCTTTTCCGACTGTGCCGCCCGCAGGTCATAGAGCCTGTCCCGTTCTGCCCGCCATTCGGCGTACCCATGGGAACACCGTGTTGTGCATCCGGCGCCCCTGTCCGGGCAGTCCTTCACACAGGGGCTGCCATGGTAGCCCTGGCCGCTCATTTCCGGTTCTCCAGCTTGTCCACCAGGCGGAGGACGCCGCAGGCCAGCCGCCACGCCCCCACAAACAGGCAAATGTACGTCAGCGCCGTCATACGTCCACCGCCCCCATCAGCATTTCGTCCCAGGTGGCGATCCGGTCGGTGCCCGCCACCTGCACCTGATACTGCCAGTAACCGCTTTTTCGCTTGGCCCGCAGTACCGTGCCCTCCGGGGGATGCCCGCCGTTCTCCTCACAGGCTCTCGGCGCGAAGTTGAGCACCCGGTCGCCCTCAGCAAATTTTGCACCCCTGCACTTTTTCTTCCTGCTCATCTGATATCCTCCTCTGTGTATGTAGTTGCCTTTACAGCGTTGATTCCGTAGGGGCGGGGTTCTACCCCGCCCGGCTACCTCTCAGTCAGCGCAGAGCGCTGACAGCTCCCCTTTTAAGGGGAGCCAAGGCCGCACCCCTCTTGCCTCTCCTTTTAAGGAGAGGTGGCGCGAAGCGCCGGAGAGGTCATCGTAGGGGCGGGGTGCCCTCGCAGTGAAACAAGTGCCCTTGGGGTACACCCCGCCGCAATCTGATGGCCGCCCCTCACTGTGCAGCTGCTTCCGGCTTCTCCTCCACCGGGTAGAAATGCGCCTGCCCGGCGAACCTCACGTTCAGCAGCGTCACGTTTATCATCGTGGCCAGTCTGCGCCGCTGCTCCGGTGTCAGCGTGTCCACATCCGTCTCCACGCCGTTCACTTTCACAAACGCCTTCACCGTGATGGGCGGCCGTTCCTTCTTCGCCATGTAAGCGTCACTCCTTTCCTGATAGTCTGAGCCTATGCCGCACCGGGATTGTCCTATCGCTTCTTGCCAGCCTTTCGCAAATATGATATGATGATTTTGAAAGGAGGTGAAAAAATGGACAATATTCGAGTATTGCCTCACCGTAGACAATCTGACCGGGGGCGTAACTGCGGCGCAGCCTGTCTTGCCATGCTACTCGAACACTATAAGATTCGACCGAGTAACTTAAGGGAAATTACATCCCAAGTTTGCGTTCCTGGCAGAAACGGACAACTCTTGTGCTTCAATAGCTTAATTGCCCAATATGCACAAAAGCGTGGTATATATTGCTCTGTTGTTTCTGCGAGAGACCCACGAACTTTCATTCCCTTTTGTCTTGAACAGGGTTTTGAACTGTTCGTAAATTACCATCCGGATCCCAAAGCTCCTTCGGCCCATTACTCTTTTGTGTCCTATGTGGCAGATGATAAGGTTTACCTAAACGATCCTCAGCTCGACGCTCCATTAGGCATCAATCACGAAGTTTCTCTAGATACGCTATGCCAAGGATTGAAAAAGATGGGCCACAACGACGAGCTGGGTATATCCGATACGATTCTTGTCTTTGCGAAAGGGGATTCAAGTGTTTCCGTAAGGTACATCCTCAGCGGTGATAATCGTTTTCCCTTTTTTGAGTGCATCGGTGATAGAGCTGTTTGTGTTTTAGACCCCTTTGCCGGCCGTTGGGTCGAGGTCAGCAAGCTCCTCGCAGCAACCGCCGCTGCCCCCGCCACCACGCGGCCCTAAAGTGTACTTAATGCCATTTTCGTAATCGTACAGTGCGTTTTCCGTTCGCTGCCCTTGTATTTCCGCTACAAGGGCAGCGATTTCTTTTGCGTCACCAATGATACGAACCTCCATTTTCCTCACCTCCTCCCTGTCGTTTCTATGTCCTCCTAGTTGCTCCAACCCGCCAGATGTGGTAAAATTTATCTGGGAAAGGGGGCCGTCACTTTGACCGATGCCGAAGCGCTGCGTAAGCAGATCCACGATTTCGTTAACAGCGCCAGCCTGAATGATGGCTGTGTACCGCCCTGCACCGCCGAGGACATTGACCGGGTGGTCGACCGGCTTGTGCCGGTGTTGGATGATATCCTTGGCGATATAGAGGGTATCCTGTGATCGTCCCGTCGTTTTCGGCGGGGCTTTCTTTTTGTCGGGCTGAACCACCGCCGGACAGTCACGGTGCCGTCCCTGTGGTGGTGGATCGCCTCATGCATACATAGCATTGCCCCACTCACCTCCTCCCTGCCGATTCTTATGTCCTCCCCCAAAAACTCGCACAAATGCGAGTTTTTAGTTAAAAAAAACAGCGACAGCCTGATCTCGCGTCATCTTGGTGCAGGCGGCAATCTTCTCTGTCTGCTCGACAGTGAATGTGCCGCCTCCGGCCTTGATTTTACGATACAGTGTCGCTGTGCTTATGCCTGCACTGGCAGCCATCTGGTCGATAGTTACCCCGTTCTCCTTGGCGATCTTTTTCAGAAGCTCCATTTTAGCGCTCATGTCATGTCCTCCTTTCTTGCATAAATGCGAGTTTCTATTGTCTTTATACCACAGTCGTTTCCGCTTGTCAATACAAAAATATCATTTATGCGAATTTTCTGTTGCATTTTTGCGAAAACTATGATATTTATATGCTGAGGTGATTTTATGACTATTGGTGAACGCATGCGTAGCCGCCGGAAACAGCTTGGTTTTTCCGCTGAATATATTGCCGAAAAACTCGGCTGCTCTCCTGCTACCATATATCGCTATGAAAACGGATATATTGAAAAGATGCCTATTGACTCCGTCTCCCCTATTGCGTCTATTCTCGGCGTCACTCCCGCTTACCTGATGGGCTGGGAAGATGAATTCGGCGCAGAAAAAACCGCCGCCGGTGAAGGCGACGGTCTTTCCCCATTGGAGAAAAGGCTTATGCAGTTGGTGCATCGTCTCTCGGACGATCAGAAGGAGATGCTGTTGGCACAGATAGAACTGCTGCTAAGTAAGCAAGGGTGACAATCTGGTTTTCCTCCGTCAGCTGCCGGAAGCGATCAAGGATCATTTCATCTTTGCTTTTCATCTTTCTTTCCTTTCGCGGAGCTCCAATGTAAAATTTTGGGCCCATCTGCAAGTATAATCCCCTTCCACATATCTTTCCATAGAAAAATGGTAATCTCAAGGAGGCTTTTATGAACGATGGCAGCGAAATGGTCATGACCGAAACCCCGAAAGAGAAGTTCCACATGTCTTTCTGGGATGTTCTGACACTCTTTCTCCTTCTTTCTGGTGCCGTGGGTGGTGGTATGAGCATCACGCGTGTACTTGAGCACTTTGGTGTTAATTCTGACGTTTGCAATCTAGTCGCCGGCCTTTACTGGATTCTGTACTGTGTACTTGTCATTTCCCGCGTCCGAACCAAGTCTGATGTGCAGCGCACCAGAGATGCCGCTTACAACGAAGGCTTTCTGGCTGGACGCGATCACGAATCCCCAATCTCCTACGCAGCCGGTGAACAGCGTGGCTATGACCGAGGTTATCACAACGGCCTGCTGGATGGCCGTGCCGACGGCTGGGATTCCGGCTATGAAGCCGCACAAAAGGAGCATTAAGGAGGTGTCTCATGTTCGACTACAAAACCGCTGCCGCCTATATCCGCGTCTCCACCGACGATCAGGTGGAGCTCTCCCCCGCCTCCCAGCTGGTGGAGATACGCAAGTGGGCGGCCGCCAACGGGTACTTCGTCCCCGACGAATATGTTTTTGTGGACGAGGCCAAGTCCGGCCGGAAGGTCACAGGCCGTGATGACTTCCGCCGCCTGATCGCCACCGCCAAGACGAAGCCCAAGCCCTTTGACGCTATCCTTCTGTGGAAGTTCTCCCGCTTCGCCCGCAACCGTGACGATGCCGTGTACTATAAGTCCATCCTCCGCAAGCAGCTGAAGATCGACGTGATCTCCATCAAGGAGCCCATCGAGGACGGCAAGATGGGCGTCATCATGGAATCCATGATCGAGGCCATGGACGAGTATTACTCCATCAACCTGGCCGAGGACGTCAAGCGCGGCATGGAGGAGAAGCACCGCCGGGGTGAGCTGCAATCCACCCCCGCTTTCGGCTATACCGTCGAAAACAATGTCCTTGTTCCCGTCCCGGACGAGGCCGTCTATGTGCGGGAAATGTTCCGCCGCTTCAATGCCGGGCAGGGCACTTACCACATCGCCCGCTGGCTCAACGATATGTGCGTCAAAACTCACCGCGGCCGCCCCTTTGAAAACCGCACCGTGGAGTATATCCTCCGCAATCCCGTGTATATCGGCAAGCTGCGGTGGAACCCCACCGGGCGCAGCCGCCGGGACTTTGATGATCCTAATATCATCCTCGCTGACGGCCAACACGAGCCACTGGTGACGGCAGAGGAATTTCAGGC